AAAATATTTGAAGATCTTAGAACAGGGGATCCAATAACAGATAAGAATCAAATCATAAGACAATACTTTGAAGCTAATAAATCTTTTTATGAAGACTACAGTAAACTAAGAAGAGTATACGATGCAGTTAAAACTTTAGGTATGAGAGACGATATCATTGAAAAAATATTTGGTGCTAGAAATGAAATGCCTTTGTATCAAAATATAGAAGACAATCAGTTTGCTCCATTGTTAATTTCACAAAGAGCTGCACTGCAATTTGCACAACTAGCTGAAGATAAAGGTATACCAAATGTGCTTACAGATGAGATACTAGAAGTCATTGAGCAAATGTCTTTAGATATGTCAGAGCTACAACTCAACCAAGAGTTTGATTTAAACATAGAAAATTATTTAATACCAACAGCTGATGAAGCATCGCTGATAACACCACCACTACCTGAAAATGTAGTCAAAACCGCAGTCAATCCTGACGTAGTTAATAGTGGTCAAGTAGCGCAATTAAATAACGGATTGACCATGGCAGAAAATGCCCTACTATCCGAAGAAGAAAAAATGATAAAACTAAGACAAAGGAACATGTTAACATAATGCCAGCAGGGGATAAATTAAAACCAAAGAGTACTAGAGAACATTTATTATCTATATATGGATATATTACAGGTATCAAAAAAGATATGAAACATATGCACGAAGGTATTCACGATTTGGGCGGTAAGATAGACAAGATCTATTGGGTGGTATTGGGTACTGTTGGGGCAGTATCACTTCTGTTGCTAGAGAAAGTTATAGACAAGGGTCTTTTTTAAAAAAATTTATATTCCCAGCAAACGTAATACTATTTTTATGTAGTTTTACCCAATGTTCTAAAAAACTTGGAAAGACAATTATTTGATTTGATCTACACTCAGGTTCAAAATATAGGGGTAAATATTTTTCCATATGAAAACACTCTATTAAACGTATAGCTGGGTTATTAAATACAGTTTTAGATTTATCTAATTTTTTATAAATAATAAAACTAAATTCTGAATCTCGATGTATGTGCGTATCTTGAAAACTATTTTTATATTTGTTTTCCCATATATCTTTTAATTCAATTTGATATTTAAATGTGTATTCTTCATCTAATAATTTAACAATGGTCTTTAAAATATATTCTATAGAATCAGGAGAACATTTTTTACCAGAATTATGTGTAGATAAAGTTTCAGAATGCCAAGTTTTTTGAACTTTAGCTGGTTCCATTTTAATTTTATTAGCATCTATGTTACCAATAAAAACAGGTATAGAAAAAAGATTTAGTTTCAAACTATATCCACTCTTTTAATTCTTCACCCATTATTTCAGTTGCAATATTAATTTTTTTACGCAAAGCTTTTACAATCTTTTCATCAATCGTTTCTTCTGTCATGATGTCAATGTATGTCATGGGTTTTTCTTGACCGATACGATCAATACGTGCTTCTGATTGTTGTCTCTTCTCTAAATCATAACCATTAGAAAAATAAATCATTGTACTAGCTGCAGTCAATGTGATACCATATCCGCCGGTTTGTGTGGTTCCTACAAAAAATCTACACTTGTCATCCTCTTGAAATTTCTTTATATTACTTTGCCTTTCTTCTTGTGGAGTTAAACCATAATAATCGACAACCGATCCCTCACCATGTTTCTTTTTTATTTCTTTAATTATTCTTTGCACATCCTTTTGATAGTGGGACCAGATAACAGCTTTACCCTCTACTTCATCTAAAATATCCATTAATTCATCAACACGTCTTGATGGAATCTCTTGCACTGTACCATCATCAGCAGTGAAATGACCGCAAGTAATTTGATGTAGACGCATTAATTGTACCATCACTGTAGACGTTGTAACTTCTTTGCCATCTAGTTGTGCGTACGCATACTTTTTCATTTCTTTGTAAACTTTTTCTTGTGGTCCTGTCATGGTCACCATACGTTTCATATAAGTTTTTGCTGGCAGATCTAAACAATCGTCTTTCAAAACTCTTTCTGAAAACGGTTGTATCTTAGCTGATAGCTCACCTAAATTTCTGTATCCTACAACCACATTAACTGAACGTGCGCCCAGGTTAATTGTTTTCATAGCTGCATATCTAGCTCGAAAAGTATAATAAGAACTATGATCCAGGAGCCAGGGATCAAGAAAGGCACACTGAGCATAGAGATCTAATGGCGAATTAGTAACAGGAGAACCAGTTAAGATTCTTCTGTATGTAGCATACTCACGTAGCCCTACAATATTTCTAGTTCTTTTGGCTGTAGGAGTTTTGATTGTTGTAGATTCATCTATGGCCATCATCGCTTTGTGTGACGACAAAAATCTACGAGCAAATTCTTTTCCAAAATCGTAAGAGAACGCTTCAACGTTCATAATTAATATGTGAAACTCTGTGCCGGTTTGAAACAAGGTATTTAGTTTTTCTGTTTGCTCACCTGATTTATCAGAGCTTTTCCATAATACCATTTTCTTTTCAATATGGTCTGGTAAGTGTTTAGGAATCTCAGCTTCGTACCAATTTTTATATACACCCTTTGGGGCTATCAAAAGTAACCCGTTTATATCACCTTTATCATAGAGCATGGCGCAATTATCTATCAATACTTTAGATTTACCTGTACCCATCTCCATAAAATAGGCAAAGTTTTCCTTCTCCCAAGAACGTTCTAAAGCTTTGAGCTGATGCTCATACGGCTTTGATTTAAATTTATAACTAATCATTTACTTATCTTTCTAATAATGTATATATAGGATGAAAGAGATAAAGTCAAGATGCAATTTAAAGACCATATAAAAAAAGACAAGCCTAAGGTTTATTTAATTCAAGAAATACCCGGCACATCTAAAGGAGAACCAAAATATAATATTTTAGGTGCACAAAAATATGGCGATATCGTGACCATACTTCCAGAGTTTTCACAAATGATTTTATCTCCAGGCCCTTTGATTCACAAACTTAGAACGCTTCTAAAGAACTATACCTCTGAAGATTATCTTTTGTTATCAGGAGATCCTGCAATCATAGGTGTAGTATGTTCAATTGTGGCAGACACAACTAATGGTAGATACAAATTATTAAAATGGGACCGTCAAGAAAAAACATATTATCCAATAGAAATTAATATTCATCACAAATAAGTTGACATCAAAAAATTTATCTCTATATTGTTTTTAATAAACTAAGATTAGATTAATAAAACAATAAGGAGTACAAATGAAAGACATTAATCTCAGACAAGATGCACCATCGCAGGTGACACAAGTCAACCCACAAAGAATCTCGGAAGAGATTGAAAAGTTACAAGCTGTTCAGCAAGAAATCATCAACAAAGAAACTGAAATAAAAGAATTGAAAGACCGAGAAAATTATATTGGCGGTGTTATCATTCCTGATTTGATGAATGAACTAAATTTAAAAACTTTAAAATTACAAGACGGATCAGAGTTATCTGTCGGTAATAAATTTTTTGCTTCAATTAAAGCTGATAAAAAATCTGAAGCATATGACTGGCTTCGTACTGCTGGCCTAGGCGACATTGTGAAAAATGAAATCACAGTTCGGTTTGGCAAAGCTGAAGATAACAAGGCTATGGCTTACGCTACCCTTGCAAAGGGCCAAGGTTATGATCCGGAACAAAAAGTTTCGGTTCATGCTGCAACTCTTAGATTAACTTTGGAGGACTTCCATTCACGTGGTGGAAAAATTCCTCCAGAGTTGTTTAATACGTTTGAGAAGAATCAAACGAATATTAAAAATAAACCAAAACAATAGACTAACAAATCAATAGGAGGATATATGGATAGTCAAGTAGCAAAAAGAAATAGTGCAGGTGCACTAGCTAATATAAATCTCAGAGCAGACTCTGGTAAAGGTGCGGAGGAAATTAAGTCGGATGATGTATCAACACCGATCTTAAAAATTCTTCATCAACTTTCTCCAGAATGTAATGAGAGGGATGCTAAACATGTGAAGGGTGCAAAACCAGGTATGATATATTCATCAGGTTTTGGCTCACTCATTGAAAGTGAAAAAGGTCTAGACGTCGTGATAGCTCACGCACAAACTAGATATCCTGAATGGCAAGAGCGAGGCGACAGTGCTTCTGCTCCTGTTGGAACTCACATCGAGATTCCTGCAGAGGCTAAAGAGGAAAAGAATGGTAGATATAGATTACCTAATGGTAACTATGTTGAGAAAACTGCATACTTCTATGTACTAGCAATGGTAGATGGTGAAGTTAAACCTGCAGTCATTCCAATGAGATCGTCAAATCTTTCTCCAGCTAGAGAACTAAACAATCTGATTAAGAATCTAAGATTCTCAGATGACAAAGGTTCTTTCAATCCTGCATCGTATGCAGCAGTTTATAATTTAAAAACTGTTGGCAGAACAGCAGGTAGTAAAAGTTGGCATGTCTACAAACCATCAAGAGTAAGAAATCTTGATGTCAGTAATAAAGATGATGCATCTATTTACGAAGTTGCACAACAACTTCAAAAGACTGTATCGAAAGGTGCAGCTAAACCTAAATACGATGCACCAAAAAATACTGGAGACATAGTATAACGGAGTTACCGTGGAGTAACACTTGCGAGAAGGGCGTGGAAGCGAGAGTGGAAACGCCCTTAATAAAGATATGGAAGAATTCAAAAAGTATTTTACAGGATTAGTACGTGACTTTGGTTTTTGTAATGTAGAAAATGGTTACATAGACGAGAACACAGGGAAGTTAAAAATAGACCCAGGTGACTATGGTTGGGCTCACCGCACAATAACAGACGAAGATTATCAAAAACATTTAGACGGCAAAGTATCAATAGGATTACAACCCTGTGATGATGAAGGCACATGTTCGTTCGGTGCAATAGATGTTGATCCCAAAAATTATGGAGAATACAATATAGGTAAATTTTTAAAAGTGATAGATAGTAAAAATCTACCTGTAATTCCAATCAAATCAAAAAGTGGTGGATTACACATTTATATTTTTACAAAAAACAAAGTACCTGCAACTTTAATAAGAGAGGTATTACAAAATTTATTATTTTTATTTGGTCTGTCTTCCAAGACAGAGATATATCCTAAACAAACTAAACTAGGTAAGAATCAAAATGGAGAGAAGACTGTGGGTAGTTTTATAAATTTACCATACTTCAAAACAACAGAAAGAAGAGCTCTTAAACCTGATGGATCTGAAATAGAATACAAAGATTTCTTAAACGTTGTCGAAGCAAATCTACAGACCAAAGAATCATTAAAAGAATTAATAAATAAAAAAGTAAACGATGAATTGACTGGTGGACCCGATGATCTAAAAGATGGACCACCATGTCTTCAAGTTATATGTAAACAGATACAGGAAACAGGAAACAAACTAGCAGATGAAAGAGATCGATTTTTATTTAATTACATGGTGTTTGCTAAAAAGAAATATCCAGAGTCTTGGGACAAGAAAGTATTACAGGCAGCTAGAGACTACATACAATACGATGAGATCTGGGGTGATGAAAAAGTAAAAGATAAAATAAAATTTTGGAAAAAAGATACCGCAGGTCATACGTGTTATGATTTGCCTATATCTGCTTATTGTGCAAAAGGCGTATGTATCAAAAGAAAATTTGGCATAGGAAGTAACAGAGAAGCAAACTGGCCACAACTATCTAATCTAATTAAGATAACATATCGACCAGAACCAGAATATTTTTTTGATGTAGAACTTGGTAATAATGATGTAGTGCAGGTGCACGCAAAGAATATTAGTAAGATGGATGAAGTAAAACAAATGCGTAAGTTAGTTGCAGATAGCACTAGTATCTTCCCTCCTATAATTAAACAGAATGAATTTCAAAAAATATTAGAAGGATTGTGGGCGACAAAAAAAGATATGCCCCCACCAATAGGCACCAATCCTATAGAAATATTAAAAGAGGCTTTGATAGAATATGTGAACGGACCTGAAGCAACAACCAACACAGCATTTGAAAGTGGCTCAGTATTAATAGAAGACAACTATTATTATTTTATATTTCAAAAATTTTATGAAGAACTTAAACGAGGAGACTGGACTCAAAAAAGAGATAGGACAGCTCACTTAATTCGCCAACACTTTAAGGGAGACTTTGATTGTAAGAAAAGATTTCCCAAAGGCGATCACAAAGAATCTTTTCCGCAACTTAGAGTATTAAAACTACCAGTAGAAGGATTAGAGAAAGAAGAAACACCAGACGAAAAAGTAGAAATAGAAGATAAAAAGGAGATAGTATGACGAAAAAAGTACCAAGCGTATGCGTTTCATTACCTGCATATGATCAAATGCATGTCGGCACGTGTTTATCATTAGTAAAACTGTTTGATAAATTTACCGCTGCAAAAATAAAAACAACAATCAATACATTTAAATGTCCGTACATAGGGTATTCAAGAAATATATTAGCTGCATTGTTTTTACAATCAGGTTTTGATTATCAATTATTTATAGATGCAGATGTAGAGTTTGAACCAGACGTAGTGGGTCGGATGATAATAGCAGAAAAAGATTTTATCTGTTGTCCGTACAGAAAAAAGACTCAAGACAACTCTGTAAAATATTCTGTGCAATTTGAAAATCATGAAAAAATAAATATTGATAACAAAGGACTGTGTGAAATAAAACGTGGACCTGCAGGTTTAACCATGATTCATAAGAGAGTTTATGAAAAATTAATTCAAGATCATCCTGATCTGCAGATAAAAAATTACAATGCCATCAACAAAGATGCTGGCCGATTCCTATATAATTTTTGGGAAACAGAATTTAAGGACGGGATCTGGTTAGGAGAAGATGTAAAATTTAGTGATTTAGCTAAAGAAGCTGGATTTAAATTTTATGCAGTTGTCGATGGAGAAACAACTCATCATGGTAATATGGGTTACACAGGTAAATTAGTTGACACATTTAAAAAAGCAAATGGTAAAACCGATGCGTGATGATCTCATGGTCCAGCAACAGGTAGCTAACAGATGGCAACACATGGTGGCTGTCATCTGTTTAAACCAGACAGGGCGTAAGAAAGTAAAAAAAATTTTACCATCTTTCTTCAAACGGTTTCCTAATCCGGAGGCATTATTGCAGTCAAATACTGATGTAATTGCAACACTTTTACAAGAATTAGGTATGAAATGTGTACGATCTCACAGGATCTGGAGAATGACACAGGACTATTTAAAGTGGGATGGTAATGATGCAACACAATTATTTGGTATAGGTAAGTATGGTAGTGATAGTTACAGGATATTTTACAAAAACGAAATACCTGACAACGTGCAAGACAAAGAGTTAAAAAAATATATCAATGGCAAAGCTGACTAAAATATTCGGTCCACCTGGCACAGGTAAGACTTACAGATTACTTCAAAGGGTGAGAGCATATGTTCGAACTGGTACTCCATATCACCAGATTGGATATTTTGCTTTCACTAAAAAAGCCTCTGGGGTAGCGCGTGATAGGGTGGGAGTATCGGAAAAACAAGTTCCATACTTCCAAACTATCCATGCGTTTTGTTTTCATCTCCTCAGCATGAACGAAGAACAAATAATGCAACCGTATAATTATGAAGAGATTGGTAGATTATTGGGCATTCGTGTAAACTATTCTGATAAATACAATGAAGAACAAACACATTATCTAACTTGTAACAACCCATACTTTCAGATGATAGGTAAGGCTATCAACCTGGACATAGATATAAAAGAATTATTTAATAGAAATGAACATGATAGAAAAATTATTGATTGGGGTTCTCTAAAAAATATAGCTAGCACATTAAAAGAATATAAAAAGATAAATGAAATAATGGATTTTAATGATTTAATTAAAACGTTAATAGAAAAGAAAGATAAGATACCAAGATTAAAAGCTATATTTATTGACGAAGCACAAGACCTATCTCCATTACAATGGAAGTTAGTTGATATTTTAAAAAATAAAACTGAACATATGTATCTAGCTGGCGATGATGACCAAGCCATTTATGCGTGGGCCGGAGCTGATGTCAACAGATTTATTACAGAACCTGGTAGAGAAATTATTTTAAAACATTCAAGGCGTATATCAAAAGCTGTACAACAACAATCAGAAATACCCATTAGTCGTATAGCAGGCATCAGGAAACAAAAGAAATATTTACCCAGACCTGTAGAAGGATCTGCTCAACACATAAGTAATTTAGGACAAGTAGATTTAAAAAAAGGTAATTGGTTAATTTTATCTAGAACTAAAAGTAATTTGCTTACAATCATGGAAGAGCTTAGACGTAAAAATTTATATTATCAAAGTAACAAAGGTAAAAGTTTTATAGTTGGAATTTATAATGCTGCGGTTGCTTATACAAAATGGAAAACAGAAGAAAAATTAGAACCATCAGAGATAAATGATATTAGAGATTACATACCTAATGTAAAATTTTGGAATAAAGATAAAGAATGGTATGATGTGTTTACTGCAGCTCCACATAAAGAGGTTTTATATATACGAAACATGTTGGCAGATGGAGAAAAATTAAATGGCAAAGCTAGAATATTTGTATCTACAATTCATGCAGCAAAAGGAGGCGAAGAAGATAATGTAATTTTATCTCTACATCAAAGTAGTAAAGTTCAGAAGGGAATTAAACAAAGTGTTGACAAACAGGATGAGGAGCATAGAGTGTGGTATGTGGGCATTTCGAGAGCAAGAAATAATCTATATAAATTAAAAGCTAAAAAAGTAATAAAGGAATATAAACTATGATTAGGTATAAATTTTATTATTGGGGTCCACTACTTTTTCACACTCAAATTAAACCTAAAGAATTAAAAGAAATAAAAAAATTATGTAAGAAAGATCTTTCTCAATCTCACATACAAAGTTTAGCCGGTGATATAAAAGACGAATATCTTATTGATAGAAATAAATTAAATGATATTTTAATTCCATACCTAGATACATTTAGACAGGCACATCAACAATGGTACGATAGACCTCTACCTGCTATAAAAGTAGTTACAAGTTGGGTAAATTATATGAAACCAGGAGACTACAATCCAATACATACCCATGACAATTGTAATTTCTCAGGTGTGTTATACATAGATATTCCAAAATTATTAGAAAAAGAAATAAAAGAATACAAAGGAACCACTAAAGGACCTGGTGCTATCACGTTTATATATGGAGAAGAAAATGGTCAAGCGATTACAACTAAAGAATCTATTCCTGTTAATGGAGATCTTTTTATGTTTCCACACAATTTAAGACACACGGTAAATCCACATAAATCTAAATGTGAAAGAGTTTCTATAGGAATTAATTTTACACTTGTAGGAGGAGTATATGACAAATAAAGTTTGGGACAAACAGCACGGCGGGAGTCACTATCAAAAGTATAAGATTCAACCTAGTAAGTTTGTAGTAGAAAATGAATTATTGTACCCTGAAGGCTGTGCTATAAAATATATTATAAGACATAGAGATAAAGGAAAAAAACAAGATTTATTAAAGGCAATACATTTTATCGAAATGATTATCGAAAGGGATTACTCATGAAATTACCTAGTTACATGCAGGCACAAACGGAATGGGTAATGCATACAGAATATCCAGATCTGCGTGATTACGATGAGATTGCAATTGACTTGGAAACAAGAGACACTGAATTAAAATCATTGGGATCAGGTGCGGTTGTAGGACGTGGAGAGGTTGTTGGTATTGCTGTTGCAGTGGAAAACAACAATTGGTATTTTCCTATAGCTCACGGCACCGGACCAAACTGTGATCGAGATAAAACGTTAGAATGGTTTAAAGATATTTTAAGTTGTCCGGCTACAAAAATTTTTCATAACGCAATGTATGACGTATGTTGGATACGAAATTTAGGCTTAAATATCAATGGTTTAGTAGTAGATACTATGATTGCGTGTTCACTCCTAGACGAAAATAGATTTTCCTACACACTCAATACTCTATCGTGGCATTTTCTAAACAAAGGTAAGAATGAAAGAGCTCTGAATGAAGCAGCTAAACAGAGAGGATTAGATTCTAAAAAAGATATGTGGCAGTTACCTGCAAGTGAAGTTGGAGCTTACGCAGAAAAAGATGCAGAGTTAACTTTTGATCTTTGGCAACATGTAAAAAAATTAATTATTGAAGAAGACTTACAAGATATATTTAATCTAGAGACAGATCTTTTTCCTTGTCTGGTTGATATGCGTTTCCTAGGGGTGCGGGTAGACGTTGAAGCAGCCAATCAATTAAAAAAAGAATTATCCACCAGAGAAGAATTATTGCTACACCAAGTGAAAAAAGAAACAGGAGTAGATACTCAGATATGGGCTGCAAGATCGATTGCGCAAGTTTTCGATAAATTAAAATTGCCTTACGATAAAACCGAGAAAACACAGTCACCTTCATTTACAAAAAATTTCCTTTCTAATCACAATCATCCTATAGTTAAGATGATAGCACAAGCAAGAAAATTAAACAAGGTTAATACAACATTTATAGATACAATATTAAAACATGAACACTGCGGTAGAATACATGCAGAGATAAATCAAATTAGATCTGATGACGGAGGAACCATAACAGGAAGATTTTCATATCAAAATCCAAACCTACAACAGATACCCGCGAGAGATCCGGATACAGGGCCATTGATCAGAAGTTTATTTATACCTGAGGAGGGAATGCGATGGGGATGTTTTGATTATTCGCAACAGGAACCAAGACTTGTTGCACACTATGCATTACGTTTTGGATTAAGTTCCGTAAATCAGATAGCAGATTCTTACGACTCAAATCCAAAGACAGACTTTCACCAGATCGTAGCAGAGATGGCTGAGATACCAAGAGATCAAGCTAAAGTAATTAATCTAGGATTGTTTTATGGAATGGGTAAAGCAAAACTACAGGCAGAGTTAGGTGTATCAAAAGACAAAGCCTCTGCGTTGTCAGAAAGATATCATACTCGTGTACCATTTGTAAAACAGTTGATGAATAAGTTAATGAACGCTGCATCCAGTAAAGGTAAAATAAAAACTTTACTTGGTAGAAGATGTAGGTTTCCAAAATATGAACCTGTATTACGTGGTGATGACTGGGGTAAATATGTGCCTGCTGAAGATCATGAGAGAATGTTAGAGTTACAACAAATGGGACCAACACTCCTAGACGAAAACGGTAATGATACAGGCAAGAAAAATTATTGGCACAATAATTCAACACGTAGAGCTTTTACATACAAAGCATTAAATAAATTAATTCAAGGTAGTGCTGCAGACATGACTAAAAAAGCCATGTTAGACTTATGGAAAGAGGGCATCACACCACATATACAAGTTCACGATGAACTTGATATATCAGTTGCAAATGATTTAGAGGCTGCAAAAATAAAAGACATAATGGAAAATGCAGTTGACTTAAAGATACCAAACAAGGTAGACTATGAATCTGGCCCCAATTGGGGTTCAATAAAATGATTGACTATGGCGTACTTAAATGCAAACATACCAGTAACTTATGCACAAATAAGAAGGGAGTATTTGTATGACCTTACCAGACATCATGG